AGCAAACAAGCAGTTTTAAAAAAGATATTCGAATTGAATAACTTTATTAATGGACATAGAGCACTACTTTCTACAGCTAGATCTAGGGAAGAACTTATGGCTCATCTAGAAAGAATTGAAGCAAAATTGAAAGAGATTGAAGTATTAATAAATAGAGAAGAGGATAATTTTTAATTTAAAAAAATAGTTATGTCAATGATTAAACTTACTGAGGAACAAATCCTTGAGAATAAAAATAAGTTCTATTCTTTAATAGATAAATACATCTCTAAAGATAGAGCTTCTAATCTTAAAGCATTCTATAAAACAATAGAAGAAACTTTAATTATTAGTCCTGCATCTAGCAAACTAGACAACCACAACTGTTTTGCTGGAGGTTATCTGGATCATGTGATCAGAGTTACTGAAGCTGCTTTAGTCATAGAAAAGGTTTGGGATAAGTTTGGCCAGAAAAAAACTTACACAACAGAAGAGTTAGTCTTTTCCGCTATTAATCATGACCTAGGTAAATTAGGCACTAATGACCAACCTATGTATCTGCCTAATGATTCTCAGTGGCATATAGAAAAGCAGGGTGCATACTACAAATACAATCCAAATTTGACCTATATGAGGATTGCTGATCGTAGTCTGTTCTATCTTCAGAAAGCTGGAATTGAGGTTACAGAAAATGAATTCATTGCCATTAAGATCCACGACGGTCTTTATGAGGAGGCTAACAAAACCTATTATATGTCGTTTAATCCAGATAACAGGTTACGTTCTGCTTTGCCTTATATTCTCCATCAAGCAGATCTTATGGCGAGCCAAATAGAAAATCAAAACAAATAATATGGAAATTGCAATTATATCAATAGTCCTGTGGATAGGTAGCGTAATAGGCTACATTATTTGGAATCTTTACAACAAGAATAAAAAATTGGAAACCATGGTCCTTAATCAACAGGTGTTTATCGACCAGATCAAAGGCTGTATGAAAGAGATTAATACCTGTGCCAATCAAATTGATTCTAAGCTTTGGGTTCAGTCTGATCCTGAATTCTTAGGACTAATGGAGAATGTGAAGCAAATGCAAACTCGTATAAACGACTTTATCGAAGAATAATATGGCAGTAAAGGAGGAAGAGGAGATTCTACTAACTAAGAAGGGGAAGCCTAGAAAGCGAAAGCCAAAAGTAAAGAATAACTACTTTACTAAAGAAACAGAGGATGCGATTCTAAAGTATCGTAAAACCACTGATCAGGCAGAGCGTAATAGGATTTACAATCAAGAAATTCACTACGGGTTTTATAAACTAGTAGAGAATATTATTCACACATTTAAATTCTACTATACAGAGGTTGATAATATTGAGGATCTTAAATACGAGGTGATTTCGTTTTTACTGCAAAAGCTAGATCTGTATGATCCTTCAAAAGGTAAAGCCTATTCCTATTTTGGCACAATAGCCAAAAGGTATTTGATCATATATAACCAAAAGAACTACAAGAAGTTCCTGTCAAAAGCTGAGATCTCTAATGAATCTGATGATGACGATAATGTGAGCCGAGTATTTGTGGTTGAAGAGGAGTCTGAATTAGACAAATTGGATGTTGTTGAGATCTTTATAAAGCACGTGGATGACAACCTTCTTGATATCTTTGAAAAGGAGGACGAAATTAAAGTGGCAGATGCCCTTCTTGAGATCTTTAAAAAGAGGACAAATATTGACATTTTTAATAAAAAAGCAGTGTTTATATATGTCAAAGAGATGACAGACTGCCAGTCAAATACCATTACCAAAGTCATAAAAAAGCTAAAAACGATATACAAAGACATCCTTGACGACTATTTAGAAAATAGTGATTATTGATATTTATTTTAAAACGTCATGGAACTGGAAAAGGAAATATTCAAGGGAAAGACTGTATCTGACCTCGTAGAAGAGGTATATAATAAGCATAAAAGCCAAGATGGTCTGATCAAACAGGAGATCGGTAGGCTAGTCGACATGATTGAATCTCCTGGTGATGCCATAGTGATCGTCCCACTTCTTAAAGGATTTATGGACTCAAGCCTTAAAAACGATGAGGTCCTAATGAAGATACTAACCCTATTCCAAAAAGCAGAAGAAAAAAAGAAGGAGACCGGTCAGGACTCTGGTGTTCTTACTGAAAAAGACATTGAGCAACTATTTTCTGAGGTTACAGATATAAAAGGAAAGACACTCAAAGAATTGCCTAGCGCATAATGGCAACTGGATATATATTCGGTAATAAATTTGATTCCAGTTTAGGCCAAACAGGCGGTCAATATTTTATACTAGGTAGGGTAAAGAAAATCGTTTTAGGCCCATTTATAAGTAATACCAATAAACCAGATGAGGACTACACAGGTCCTGGCGACATAGGTAAGATTAGATATGAGATATTATACTCTACTCTTTCTACTTCAAAAACTAATGCGGTTTCAGAACCTGCTTATCCTATTTTTAGTTTTATAAAACAATATCCAGTTCTTAATGAGGTAGTGCTTATTATGGTCGGACCTAGTGAAAAATTAAATGACAGATACACTCGTCAACAATTTTTCTATTTCCCTCCCTATTCTATTTGGAATAATCCCAATCATGGAGCTTTTCCAAATATGAGCGAGTATGCTGAATATTTAAACAACTATGTTAACAATCCAGGATACAGCGGAGAAAATACAGAAAGCCCAAGGTTTCCTTTAGGATCAACATTTCAAGAAAAAGAAGACATTAGAAATATTCAACCTTTTGAAGGAGATATTATACTGCAATCTCGATTTGGTCAATCAATAAGATTTGGTAGCACAGTACCTGTTTTAAAAACAAAAAATACCTGGTCTAATTCTGGAGAAAATGGTAGTCCTATTATTATCATTACAAATGAACAAGGAAGCCGTCCAGGATTATATAAGTTTGATTCTACAGTAGAAGATATTAATAGAGATGGCACTTCTATTTACATGACTTCTACGCAACAAATAGATATAGCAGGCTTATCAGATTTTCCGCTCTCTTCTTTTGGAGTATCAGTAAATCCTATAGTAACAAACACAGCTGAAATCATAAGAAAGCCAACATCTAATTATGCCATACCAGCTGATCAACAAGATAAAAATAGTATAGGAAATGCTTAAACCACAATTTCCATATTTAGATAATCAATTAATACTTTCCTCGGAAAGGATAATATTATATTCTAAATCTGATGCAATATTCCTATTTGGAAAAGGGGCCGTATCACTTTCATCTCCTGCTACAATAAATTTAGACTCTAATGAAAAGGTGTTAATTGATGCACCTAAAATAGAATTGGGTAAGAAAGCAGAATCAGATGGAAATCCAGTTATTTTAGGAACCGAACTAACTTTAGTATTAAGACAATTATTAGGGCAACTTCAAAACGCTAGTATGCTAATGGCACAAGTTTCAGAATCTGACATTGGTGCTAGTATGCAAGCTATTGCTTCTGCTGGACAAATTATCAACGCAGAAAGTGCAAGACTAGTAAATGTTTTAGGTTTAACACCTGAGACAAATCCTATTTTATCCAAAACTACATTTACTACTTAATATGGCAATAGTAAATTTAGGTAATGATAAATTAAACATTAATACAACTACAGCTAAAGGCTTAGAAAAAGTCATTGGTGTTATAGCCAAGTTTGTAATTAGTGCCCAGACTCAAACCAATGCTATTTTATATGGTAGAGGAGGAGATAATCCAAAATCTAAAGGTTTACAAAAAGTTTTTCAAGCTGGTGTTGTTAATGTAGTTGAAGACATAGCAGACGTAGATTTTTGTAACCTTTTAAATTATTTAGCTAATCAAGGTAGATTAGGGGCTTCTTCATTTAATCCAAGTGGACCAGATGAAAATGCAAGCCCATTCGAAAAAAAGAAGTGGAGGGTTCAAAGTTATGCATTTCAAATACAACAAAAAATAGACCAATACTACTCTTTTTATGGAGCCGGCACAGGTCAAGATAGTCGAACAGGTCTTTTAGAACTTCTTAATTCTATAAACCTCGCTATGGAGAGTTTATTAAGTCCTCAAATCGGACTTAATGATCCTGAAATTTTAAAGCAGTTTCCAGAAATGTCCACAGCGACAAACTATCTTAGTAATGCGCTGTCTAGATTTAATGGATACACGAATATAGGAGATATTCCAGTTGATCAAATTCAGAATGTTACAAATTTTATAGACAAGGTACGGATTATATTAGGATCAATATTATCTCTAAGTAGTCCTGCGTCTTTAATTGCTAGTACTAACATAATAGCAAGAGGTAAAATACAGGAAGACTTTGCTGAGATTAACAAGTATGTGACGCCAGGACCTAGAGTAGTAGTTTTATTAAAATCTATAATAGAGCAGGCAAATAAAGTAAATACCATAGCTAAAAAAATACTAGGATATGTAAATTTAGCTAGAACTATTATAAAAATATGTTTGTTATTAGTAAAAGTTTTTAACATAATAAAAGCATTTATATTAACTTTACCTATTCCAAATTTACTGACAACAGTAGGATTAACAGCTGGAATAGGAAAAACATATCAGCAGGTACTAGAAGAACAAGGTACTAAAAAACTTATAACAAGACTAAATCAGATAAATTTAGTTCTCAATTTAATTGCGATATTTGTAACTAGTTTAATAGCTGCTTTAACTTCAATTATTCAAAGCTTAACAGCTATTTTACTTAATATAAAATCTTGCGATCCTAACATAGCAGATCAACTTCAAAATACTATCAATCAACTTACTACGACTAGAAGTGATTTACAAGCTTTTCTAGATGATTATAATAATAACAGGAATAAATTAGATACAACTTTTGGAGGATATACAATAGAAATTGTAACTGAAGAAGTGGCAGATGAAGGAATTAGTTTAAGAAGGAGATTTGGAATTGCAAGAGGAGCTAATAATATTATCGCGGTTCAAAGTACTCCTACATTTGCTTCTTTAGATTTAATCATAATTAATGAGGTCAAAGTTTTATTAGTGTCCAAAGGACTTGTAAACGTCGGGTTATCAGGACTTAATACGCAAGATGCTCAGGTAATATTAGAATCTTTGAATTATCTTGCAGATCCTGACATAACCTTAAATAACATTGAATTAACTCCTAGTGAAACTGCTATATTGTTAGAATCTGAGGAAACTTCTGAAATAGGAACTTTTGTTAATAACTTGCCTGGAGGTAAAGCTTTAAGAAATAAGATAAGAAAGAAGCTTATAGCAAATAATGAAAAATTGATTTTTAACTTAAAGAATTCTGATCCTAATTCTACCTACTCTAAAAATATAGTTAAAGAAAAAGAGACAGAAAACACTAAATTAAAGATACAAAAATTAGAGGATGAAAGGTCTAGTTTACAAAAATCTTTGCTCCTTTCAGCAGCAAATCCCCTAGGGGCGGCAGCTATAATAGCTAAAATAAAGGCTATAGATAACGAGATAAAAGCCCTAAAAAACAGTCTAAAATAATATTTATAAAATATGGCAAGCGTAGATTTACTTAGAAAATTAATCAGAGAAGAGCTCAGGAATGTCATCCGTGAGGAACTCCCTAAAATTATTAGTGAGAATAAAGCCCCTATTGTGGATCAGAAAAAAGCCTTACAAGAACAAGTAAAAGCTAAAATACCTGGAACTTTAAATACCACTGTTCCAAAGCCTCTAAAATTTGCTGGAAGCAACCCAATGGCAGCATTTCTAAATGATACTGCTAAAAATATGATTAATGAGGACTTTTCTATGACTACAGATCAGGTGCATCCAGCTATGGCCTTTCAGCCAAAGCACGATAAAGTTGGTGATGTAAACAGTATGCTGTCAACAGCCAGAACGAGTTCAAATATAAGTGCTGTGCAAATAAATGAGGTCCCAGACTTTACTGGTCTTATGAGTAGGCTTAAAGAAAAAGGCGCTATCTAATGGCATACGGCTTAAAAAAGATATCGCCCCTAGACCTTAAACCCTCAACAGCTATAGGGGTTAAAATCCCGTTTGATGCTGAGAATGTCTTTGCTTCTGTATATACGACAAAAGATCAGACTAAATATAATCTGATTAATTATCTCCTGACAGATCCAAGAGAGCGAGTTTTTAATCCGACTTTTGGAGCTGGTTTAAGAGCCAGATTATTTGAACAAATAGACACGACCACTTTTGATGATATAGAACAGGCACTAAAAACACAAATACAAGCTAATTTCCCTCAAATAGAAATTAAGC